TATCGCGGAGACGTTATTGGCATCTCAGACGCAGCCAGCGACGGGACTTGTACTTGGAAAGGGCGAGGTCCTTGTACGAGTCGTCTTCCCGTCACCCCTCGACAGTATTGAGAGCTCCCAGGAGTATGTGAACAAGTCCAAGGGAGCCGCGTTCTTGGGGCCATGCATGGCGTGCGCAGGAGGAAAGGACTTGACGGTGGTCGACATGCGTGTGAGCTTGCACACAATGGCATCTGTGGCCAACATTGTCGACAAGATCTTCGGATCAAACCGTTCACCACCGAGCTACTACCTGAACCAGGCCATTGGAGCCGTGACTGCGAAGGTGGCAAAGTCCTTGACCGGCGAGATTTCGGCGAAGCACAAGCACTACGTCAGGTTCGAAGATTCCCGATCCGAGGAACAATACATGTACTCCGTCAAGCTATTGGTGCTGGCGATGTACTTCAATCGAGCCCAACGAGGCGTGCACACCGCGGCGCACCATGCGCTGCTCGATAACTCGTACATCACGGTCCAGAACGACTCATCCGACAGCGAGGGTGAGTACGGGGAAGGCGTGTGGTTTTCCCGCCCCAGCAAGAGCGAAGCGCTCGAGAAGTTGGAGAAGTCCATCGACGCCCTCATCAGGCGACAGGGATCGGCCGAACGGGTCATCCCCTGCTTGCCAGCGACTCAGTTCACTGGCACGCCATACGAGGACATGCGCGTCAGGATTTCCGATCAGCAACACGAGGAATTGCTGAAACAACATTTGAATGCTGAGGGCGGGGGCACACAGTTCGCATTCCACTGCGGACCGAACGTCAGTGGAGCAAGACCCCCGTTGGACGTGAAACACCCGCTCACTTGGGCAACTGCCTACACTCGACATTTTTGCAAAGTCGAGAAAACGTTGGTCCTTCCAGATGGCGACGAATTGCCCATCTACATCGACAAGGCCGACAAGCAGATGCCCAAACTCGGGAAGTACGAAACGCGTGCCTGGGACGACATGATCCAGCAACACTCCAAACTCATGAGGGAGTGGTTGGAGAATTCGCCTAATGCGAAGTTGGAGGGGAAACCCCATTCGCACACTCGTGAGGAATACGATGTGATCAAGGGCGAGGTCTCACAGGACGAGGAATGGGGCGCGCGCAAATTGCTCCGCGCGATGCTCCGCCTCAAGACCGGGGAGGGCGCCGACCGTGGACGGTTCGTCACTCTCCCTGGGTCCAGCAACCGGGACGCGCGACGACATCAGTGTGCTTCGAGCGAAATAGTGCAGCTCATCGAGGCCTTTCACCAAGAACAATTCGGGTTCCGGAATTACAAGGGGACCACGGTGACAGGCAAAGCGCGGAAAACCGCTCGAATGGTGGCCCATTGTGAAGAGGGCTTCGTTTGCGGTGGGTTTGACAAGGCAAGCAACGACAGGACGTGGAACCACCGGAAGTGGTCCAAATTCGAGGAGTATGCGATGGCGATGGCCACCGTGATCAC